CGGCCAAATCACGGCATTTGGTTTCAGGCGCTGCAGCTCATGCCGAGCCCAATTGATCGACTCGTCACGGCTCCATTCCGAGCAGGCCGGCTGCGGGTAGGCATCGACGATGTCCCAAGCCCATGGCTTTCCGGCTTGGCGAATCTTACTCAACAACTCCGGCGTGATGCGCTTAACTGCAACCACGACATCAGCGGTGATCTGCTTCGGGAGAATCTCCGCTCCCAACGCCACGCCAAGCTGCTCCCCGCGAATCCTCCAGCTGCCGGACTCGCCACCCTTCCCCACCATCGCAATGTTCATTTTCGCCCGAACGCAACCGTTTCCGTTCTGCTCAGATAAGGGTGGCCTCCGACCTTTACCGCGTGCGCTTTGGTGTTCTGCTGCAGCGCGTGGCTAGCCAGCATGACGTGATCCCATTGGATGCCGGGAAAGATGGCCTTTACGCCTTCCGGGGTGAAGCGGAAGTAATCGGATGGGTAGGCGTGAATCCTCCAGATGAATGGCACCGACACGAACAGCGTTCCGCCCGGCTCGAGCAGTCGCTCGATGTTCTGCGCCATGAGCCATGGCCGACGGCTATGCTCGAGCACGCTCATGCATTCCACATGCGCGAAGAGTCCGATGTCGTCCGGCAACGGCTCCTCAAGGTCCAGCACGAGGTCCACGCCATCACCTTCCAGCATGTCCACGCCCACGGCATCGGCATACCTCTCTCTGCGGTCTTCCTTGTCGCCGTAGACCTTGGAACCGACAATCAGCGTCCTGCCCTCTTTCGGCACGACGTATTGCTTTTCGAACTGTTCAAGCGGAGAGCGCTTGCGTTTCATAGCCCGAGCAACCTTGCGAACGCCTCGCCGTTAGCAATTTCATTCATGCGCCACTGCGCCCATGCCAAGCGCCGGAACATTGCCAATCGCCCGGCGTCGGTGTTGTCCTGTTCGCCGATCCAGTTCGGCATATGCGACTCGACGCGGATTCCCCACATGAGCGCCTTGATCGCAGCACCGCTACCCCAGGTCACGACCTTGGAAGCCCGCGCCAGATCATGCTCAAGCGGAATGCATCCGTGCGGCCCCGGATGAGGACGGATGCGATCGCACCACGGCGGCACCCAGCGCGATGGCATCGCCATTCCCGGCGGACCTATGCCGCGTTGCGGTAGCCCGACGACTTCGCCGCCTTCCTCGCGCCATTGCTGCAGTTCCACGTGCAACGCGTCCCAGCGTGATTCGTCACCGACCGGAAACATCCCGGCCGTGTTGTGCACACCGCGAGCGATCGTGTACCAGCTATCGCCGGCGAAACTATTTCCCCAAGACGCGTTTTCGGCGCACAAGACCATGCCGCCACGCTGCTCGCACAGCTTGGCGTGGTCGGCAGCATCTCCGTATCGGTTCCAAATCAGCAAGACATCACAGTGGTCGGCATGCGCCTCTGACCATCCCAGACTTTGCATGCCTCTCGAAAACAACTCCCGCGGATAGATGGGGTCCGCTGAAATAAGATTGCAGAATCTCACGCGCTAACCGACCCCTGATAGCGCACGGTCACAGGGACGCTGAGACGATCCGGCGCATAAAGCACCGTCGATGCCCATGGCTTGCGCTCTACCTTGGCAATTCCAAGTGCGGTGCCTTTTGGAAAGGCATCAATCACCGCATCCGCCAAAGCCAGCGCTACACCATCGCCCGCGCCAGGCCGACAGCAACAGGAAACCTGCCCAAATCCCCGATACTGGCTTCCGTCATTCCCCAGAGATAGATTGACCGTCTCATTCGGGAACCATGCCATTTCGAGCCAGGAACCGGTTTCCGGCGGATTGAAAGGCACGCCAGGCCAGGCCACCGTCACCGATTGCGAGGTCGCAAAGGTGGCGAGCAGCGCCTTGAAGGCGTTGGCGATGTCGTTGTTTGTGCTCACGGGAACCTTGTTTTTGCTTCGTTGACGACTTCGCGCACGATCTGCTGCCACTTCTGCGCCGCGCCGCGCATGAACCCGTAGCGCTCTTCCATCATCGGCGCATAGACCGCCGTCCATCCGGCATAGATCGTTTGGCCCGGCGTTGCGCGAGCCAGAACAAGCGTCACGTCCTGTCCGTTGTAGGTCACGGATGCGCCGCCTTCGTTATGCGAAGGCCCAACAGGCATGCCGGTGAACGAGACCGCCATACTGGCCCGCAAGAATCCGGTATCCACCGGCATGCGCCCGCCGGCGCCACCTGTTGGGCTGGCCACGCTCGGCCCCACGGTCTGCGCGGTGTCGATGACACGCTGCGCCGATTCACGGAACACCGCGGTCATGCGCTTGGCCGACTTCTTGGTCCAGGCGTCAACCTGCGCGACGAAGGTTGTCTTTGCCATTCAATCCTCAAAATGAAAAGGGCCGACTTTTCAGCCAGCCCTTTCATACCGTTTTCGGTCCTTGCCAAGCATCGGTTTGCAAGACCATGCCGGCGTATGCCTGACCGCAGCGCGCAATGCACTTCCGAGCAGAGCCGTTCAGCGCATTGCCACTCGCTGCAAAACCTAGCTTTGCTGTGCGATCTTCTTAGCCTTCAGATCATCCCCAATCCGAAGCCGCTTAGTCTTGTTGAATTGGGCTTTCAGCCATCCCGCGCGAGCCATTGCTTCTGCATTCTCTCGCGCTTGTTCATGCGTAAGTGAGCTTCTGTCGACGTAGTGCAGGTTTCGCGCCAGCTTCACAAGCTCTTTACGCACCCGTTTCATTCCGCGATCCATGGCTGTTTCTGTCTGCTTCTCTGGCTCGCAAATTCTGTATCCCTGCCCCGGAATCGAGACAAGCATCATGTTGCGTTCCTCCAAGAGCCAATCTGCCAATGCTTCTTGCTGTGCGAGGACAGACAGCCTCCACGCTTCGTACTCTTCCACAGTGATTCGTCCTTGCGGCTTAGGAAGATTGAACGCATACAGCAACTCATCATGCGGAACAATCGCTCCATAGCCATATCGTCCTGCGAACAGTTCAGCAGCTGCGTTGCGCCACGGCGGAAGTAATGTGACCTCCGTCATTGCAGCACCTCCACTGAAAATCGCCCGAACCGTGGTCTATATGTGCCTATCCCAATCCGCCTTCCAGCTTCCTCTATCGTGCGAATCAAGTCGGCTCGGTCGAGCACATCCTCCATGAAAGACACTTCAAACTGAGCTGCCCATTCCAGAAAGATTGGGCGGCACCGCATGATCTTTTTTCCGCCCACATTCACGCCACGAACATCTGCATGTTTCTCTGACTTCCAGAGCTTGGCCTTCTCTCTTGGCCCGCTGTATTCAAGCTTTGCTTTGTCAGTCAATACCTGTACGGCTTGCTTGATTGTCTTTCCGAGTCGGTTGATCTTGCCCGCCTCTGCAATCGTCGCCTCTAAGTTGATTGCTGGGATAAATGGCCCTACGACTTCGTCGTAGTACATGCTCGCTGACCATTCTGACTCCATAAGCCAGAGATAGTCGTCTTCTGATTTCTTGCGCTTACCACTGACGGCCTTGTGGGCCTTGGTCAATGGATGAAGCGGGTTTGCCAACGTCTCTGCTTGCATCAGCAATGGAGACGTTCCAGTTATTCGAACGGTCATCGTTTCCATGCAGTACCTCCTACTCGTGGAACAGCCACGAACATGAGAATACTACCGTTTTCGGTATTGTGCAACCCTATTTAAGGTTAGATACTACCGATATTGGCGGCACACAATCACTACACCCATGGGACGTCAGAGGACATGGCGTACCATGTACGACTATCTAGGTGCGCAATGGCCAGCATGCTGACAGGACCAAAGCTCAAAGCAATCCGCGCTCTTCGTGGCGTGACTCAAGCTCAGTTGGCAATTGATGCCGGAATATCACAAACGGCCATCGCGGAATACGAAAAAGGAAAGCGGGAACTTCGTACTGATACGATTCGTAAGCTATGCGATGCGCTCGGCGTTACAGTCACTTACAGCATTGACGGCACCGAAATCAGCGGACCTTAGCCAATCATGTGTTGGCGCGCCGACGACTTCGCGCGTCCATCCGCTCATACTGCGAACGTTGGACAGGTGCGGCAGCGCTTGGCGCCAGCCGACACGGTGCAGCTGCGCCCCATCCCAGCCCTTACCGCCGTAGAAATGGGGCGCCCCATCCATCGGCATGCCGGCGCAGATCACTTTCTCTGCGCCCAACTGCTGCATTGCGACCTGGACGCAGAACAGCCCAGATGACCCGCTTTCCGTCGCGCCTTCGAACAGGTGTGGCACGCGCTCGAAAGCGCTGTACACGTCGTGCGCATACAGGTGGGCGAATATGCGCGCCGGCGGTGGCAGATGGTTGATCGCTCGATCGCGCAGCCATTTCCCCATCTGCTCCGGGTGCATCGAAACGGCCGCATCCAAGCGATCCGGCCACTTCGTGATGATGTCGTTGCAAGCCACGATCATATCGGGCTCGCAGTGGAACTCGCCAAATCTCGCCAAGTCATCCCAGACGCATTCCGCACCACCGATGCATAGCGCCAACATCACGCCGCCTCGGCCAAGAAATCGACCTTGTAGCGAAGGTGGCAGCGGCAAGCGATGATTTCGGCCGCGCCAGCACCCAGCGAAGTGTCACCGGGGAACCGCATGCGTGCACCGCTTGGTGATACGAATGCCTCGGCCATGCGCGTCTTCTTACCACTCAGCGCCCGATGCGTGTCCCCCCCCCTGCCATCATGCGACGTATCCCAGACCTTCAGCACGGTCGATGCC